TTACCTTAGTTTTTAAATATTCAGTATTATGTTGTCCTCCATATAGTTCGTTTACAAGATCACCTGTATTAAACCCTGACCCATGCTTATAGATAAAATATTTTCCATTTGTAAAAAGAGGCTTAGACACCTTAACACTAGGATGTAAAATTAAAGTTCTTTGATTCTCATGATCTATATGAGCTATTATTCCTCCTTCATGATCATCTCCAACTTGCTTAGGATTTCCAACTACTATTTGAATTGTTTCTTTTGTTTCAGTAGTAGTAATATACTGAGCTTGAGGAATATCTTTTAATTTTATTTTATTATTAAATATGTCATATCTTTCAGGTAAAGAGTATATAAGTTCAGCATAAGTATTCCAATCAGCACTCCAATCTTCAGACATATTCCGCAAGGTTTTATCTAAATCTTTATATGAAAATTCAGGGCTGTAAGGTGTTTCAAAATAAGCTGTACGAAGATTTGTTCCTGTAGTTTCTTGTGAATGAGACCATGCAGTAGCGTGGTGGGTGTGCCCTCCCCAACCTATTGCATGAACAAATTCATGAAGAAGTGTTTGTCCTACAGAGTTTGAGGATGTTTGTGCTGCAATAGCTTCAAATGTTATAGCAGGAGTGTTTTGAAAAGTTAACCCTTTATTATTATACTCTATAGGAGAAGTAGTTCCTGCAAAAACATTACCTGTTTGATTATAAGTAGTTCCAAACAGATCTGTTGTTGGAACTAATCTACTTGATGTATTGCTATAAGGGTTGTACGTAAGTACTAAAGCCCCTAAACGATTAAACATATTTGTAGCTGCATCTTTTACATCTGTAGAGCCTACTTTAGTAGTTGCTCCACTATGTCGAGCTACTAAATTACAAACGTTTTTATTTCTCCAAACTCCATAATCATAAAAAAATATAGAACCTTGATAACCGCAGTCTATAAATTCTATTGTTTCAATAGTTTCAGTAGTAGGGGTTATAGCATCTATTGTAATTTTACTAGGCGTGCGCGTTTCTTTATATTGTTTTCCAGGTTGGTCAGGGCCAAGTACATAATTAAATTTAGTGTTTGACGCATCTGAAGGATGTTCTTTAGTAAAAAAAGGATACATAAAATCTTTAGGAATTTTTTGCATTAACTTAAATCTATAAGGTAATGCAACTCCATGATCTATAAGATCTAAAAAAGATTTACCATCTGTTAATTTAACCTCATTTCCTTCAGAATCTACTCCTATTATATTAGGAAAAAGCATAGCATCTTCAGTGCTTAAAGGATCTATATTACTAAAACTAGTAGATTCTCCAGACAAACATTGATTAAAAACATCTATCTGCCCTTTTATTCTATCTACAATATTATTTCTATCAGCTTTAGTAAGTTTAGTATTTGATATTTCTTCTGTAAAAACATTAGCAATTATAGGGATATATATTAAATCTTCTTCAGTCCAAGCCCCTACATAAGGTGGAGAAGTTTCTAAATTTTTTGCCTGATAATACTGATCAATACTAGAAGATTGTAAATAATTATCAATCCAAGTAGGTAATCCTTTTATGTTTACTTTATATAGTCTACCGTAAGTATTTGCATATTGATCAAGATTCTGTATTATAGGAGTACTAGAAAATGCAAAATCATTATTTAAAAATTTATTATATTGATCTTCAGTTGGGGTCGAAGTATTAAAACTCCATGAAGTAACCCGTCGCATGTATGCTTTATTTGTAAATATATTAGAAGATGAAACATTATCTTTGCTAACATAATAATTAGTAAATGCTTCAAAAACAAATTGAGCTTGTCTATCGTTTGTTCCTGGTTGTACGGGTAAAGTACTATAAGGAGCCCCAGGACCAAACTTCCAAAATATATCTCGTATTTCTGAAACTGATAATGGTGTTATAACACTTTTGTAGTTGCTAGCACTTATTGGATCATCTATTTCTACTTTAGAATTATTGTATGTGTTTGCTAAATTTGTAATTAAAGTCTGTATACTAGTTATGTCTACATCCCATTTACCTGAAGCTTCTTCAGCCGAGTAAGTTTCTTGTGGCTTTAGTTCAATTATAATTTCACCTGTACCATTTCCACGGTACTTATACAAAAAACAATTTTTAATATTATCACTTTCTGCTAATACATTTTCTCCAAGTAAGGGATAAACAATACTACTCATTATTTTTAGACATTAAAATTATTTGTAATACTTTATTTTTAACAAGATAAAATTTTTCTAATGCATCTAGTATAGTTTTATCTTCTACTTTAATTGTTTCTGCTAAAAGAGCAATTTCTTGATCAAGAGTACCTTCTTCTTGAATTAGTACAGTATTACTAAACTCATCAGAATTGTCTAATTGTCTAGATACAAAATTTTTAGATCTAGAAAGCTTTTCTTGATCTTCAGCACATTTTCCAGAAACTTGATTATAAAGCAGCTGTAAGTACAAGTATGTTTGTTTACTTATAGCTGACATGTAATCATAGAGTTTAGATTTTTTAATAAACTTTTTGCAAGTAAAGCTCTATCTACATCAGAGTCGTCACAATCATCACAGTCAATATCAATACTAGAAAACAAAGCATCTACATCTTTAGTTACATTGCAAGTGCTTCCGTAATAACAACTTCCAACATTTAGTATTTGTGATTGATCTCCTAGGCCTGAAGAAATGTTTTGAGCTACTACACTTATTTCATAAACTGTATCTTCTAAAACTTCCCATGCAGTTTCTAGTTCAGATGGAAAATCTATTTCTTGTGCTGCAATACTAGCTTGTAAAGCTAGATATATTTCATCTGCAGATACTATTATTTTAAATCCCTCGTAAGAGTTAATTGATTTATAGCTTTGCCCATCTATTCCATGTTGTAATGGAAATGTCAAAGGAGTGTCATAAAACTCTTCATTTAAAAAGTTAAACACACGTATTTTAAGAACTAAATTTATTTTATCTACATCTGGAGATAAATTAAAATTACCCCAACCCTCAGAGTTAAAAGTTGCGTCATAGTATCCAGTTACATCTTCAACCATGATACTTTGGCAATTTTCAACTGTACTTATTTTAATGCTAAGGTTTAGAGCCATGCTATTGGTATTAAAAAAGGGCAGACAGATTAGCTGCCTGCCCTTTAGTTATATAAATAATGTAAGTATTAGTCCCAAGCTGGAGTAACGCCAAATGCAGTAGTAACTAGTGCTTGACTAGCTCCTTCAACAGCAGCTAGTACAATAGTCATCTTACCTTTACCAGAACCTGCAACTGCATGTCCAGGATCTCCTAGATCTACTTGCAATTCAAGTGTGTTGTAAGATGTAGTTAGTGTACCATCAGCGTACAAAGTAATTAAATCTGCATTATTAGGTACAGAACCGTGACGGTAAGGAGCACCTGCAGAACCTTGAGAAAACCACTCTAAGTCAGCAATTGCTCTAGCAGTACCATCTCCAAGAACTGCAGCAGTAGTTGCAAGAGCAGTAGTAGATCCAAATCCGTCTAGAGTTACATCAAAAGTAACAACATTACCTGCATCAGGAATCAATCCTAATTTCCAGTCTTGCTCTAAACCTGTAATTTTAAGTCCAACATTTGCAGATGCCATAACAGCAGCTGTAATTTGATTAACTGCAGGATCAGTATGAACAAGAGAAGTACCTTGGTAAGCTTGATCTAAAGTTACTGTAGATCCTGTTGCTGCACCACTATCATAAGTAGCAACTACTTTATAAATAGCATCTGTAGTAGCAACTGGAACATCTGTAGTACTATCTTCTGTAATTCTTAAGTAGTTTCCTACAACAATACCAGAAAGATCACTACCTGAACCAAATACTACTTCGCCTACTTTACTTCCATTTGTAAATGCAATAGAAGTAATATCTGTTGAAATAGCTGAATCAGCTGCATCAGTAAATCTTTCTACTTTTACAGAAGCACGTTTTTTACCAGTTCTTTTACCTGATAACTTTTCACTTTTAGATATAGTCTGAGCAAAGTAATCTGCAACTTCAATTTGAGTTGCACTAGCATCAGAAACATACTCAAAGAAATGTAAATCTGATTGCTCAGAATACAAATTAGTGTTGTTTTTAAAGTTTACACGAATAGTGTAACGATTAGAGTTAATTGCATCAATTGATCCAGTACTTCCATTTGAACCAAACACTGAATTTTGCTCAGTACGATCAATATCATGCTCCTGAGAAGTTATTTTAGTAATATTTTCATATTTAAATAAAGGAGTAAATCTAACGTTACCGTCTGCATCTTTCTGCCCAATCTTTAAATAAGTATGATCAATTACTCCTGATGCCTTAATAGCTGCATCAGAAATAATTGCATTATTCTCATCTACAATAAATACATCTCCTGCAGTTGCTGCTGCAATAGAAGATGTTTCTTGAGGCCCTACAAATACATGTAGAGAATTATCTGTTTTAAACATTTGTTTTCTTTTTAAAAATTAATTAATTAAGCTAGTCTGTAAAGAGTATATGCTTCAGAACTAGAAGTTACATTTGTAAATCTAATTCTAAATTTAGCACTACCTGAATTTTCTTGATCTTCTGTAACATTAGGTGCTGCAACTTTTGCATTACCTACAATAGTACAACCAGAGCCTGCTACTATAGTAACAATTTCGTCAGCCCCTGCTGTTGCATTATTTATAACATAAAAATCAAGACAATCTCCTACAGCTACACTAGATATTCCAGCCACTGCCAAAGCAGCAGTAGGAGTAGTCCAGTTAGCAGCTCCTTCTGGATCTTCCTCTAAAATTTGCGTCAAAATTTGAGCAATAGTTAAAGTTATATTTCCAGTCCCAAGCGCTGCAGCAGGAGTTCCAGGATTAGTAAGAATATCTCCTCTTACAGTAAGTTGGCTAGCTATTACCTGAGCATTTGTGTCAGTTTGGCTGACATAATCTCCAGCAAGATCGTTAAAATCTTGTGCTCGAACTGGAGTATTGCCTACGTTACCACCAACATTTTGTCGGGGGCCTACGTTAGCATTAGTTATTTTTGCTGTTCTTGCCATTTTATTCCATTTCGTTAAGTTCTATTTTACTTGATTGGTATCGTGGTTGCTCTACGTTTTCTAAAGCATCTACAACAGCCATCCTTACAATCTCTCTGTGTGTATGTGCAGACAAAATACATTGACTATCTTCTTTTATTTCAGAAGGAGATTGTAAATATCTTAAATGATATTCAACAAT